TTATTAGTAAGAGCAGTGGATTGCTCCACTGTACTCTTAAATAATGCCATTAATATATGAGTTTCTGCTTTCATTAAAATAATGTTATTTGATTTTTAGTTTCAACTAATGATTTTAAATTTTTCTTTGCTAAATCATAATATGATTCTTTTAATTCAAAACCTATTCCTTTTCTATTCATTTTAACAGCTTGAAATACCTCTGAGCCGATTCCCATAAATGGAGTGAAAACTGTATCATTTTCATTTGAATATAATAAAATTAATCTTTCAATAGTTTCTAATTGTAATGGACAAATATGCTTTTCATCATTTTCATCTCTTCCATTTCTATATCCTTGTAACGTATTTCCATAATCAATATCCATCCAAACTGGAGATGCAATTTTTTGCCATAAATCAACACTCATATCTTTATTTGTAACAGGATCATTTCTTTCTCCATCTTTTCTAAATATCATTACATAATCAGGAATTCCTACTCTGCTCATTGTACTATCTTTTTTTACTTGTTTATGAAGCAATCCTAATGCCTTAGTTCTTTGCATTTCAATAACAGGATCTTTCCAAATTGTAATTCTACTCGCATATATAAAACCTGCATCTTCAAATGCTTTTAAAATCATACCACTAAAATCACGCAGTCCAATAAAACCTTCTTTACCTTTTTGAATTGGCAAATCCATACAATGAACGCATACATTTCTACCTTGCTTCATTACTCTATAAATTTCATTAATTAAAAATCCAAACTGAATTAAAAACTCATTATAGTCTTTAGAATTTCCCATATCTTCAACATGACTTGAATATGTATATAATTCAGCAAATGGAGGACTAAATACACTCAATCCAATACTTTCATTTTCAATTTCTGTTATTAATTGAACAGAATCGCCTCTTTTTATTTCATACCATTCATTTTTTTCTTCTGTATTATCAAATGTTGCTGATGTCATTAATTTGTTTTGCAGATTTGCATTTACAGCATTGCTCATTTCATTTTGCATAATTTCAAATTGTTTTTGTTTTTTGTTTATTGCTTCATTTACATTGCTCATTGTATCTGTTGTTATTAGATAAATATTTACTTCACTTTTCTGACCAAATCGATAACTTCTTCTAATTGCTTGATATAATCCCTCAAAAGAAAAATCTAAACTTGCAAATATTTGATTTTTGCAATTTTGATAATTCATTCCAAAAGATGCAATTTTTGTTTTTGTTATTAATATTCTAAATTCATTATTTGCAAATCCTAATAAAGTTTTTTCTTTCCATTCATTTGAATCACTACCTTTAACTTCTTTTGATTCAGGTAATAATTTTTTTAATAACTCACCTTCTTCATTTTGTTTTATCCATATTATAAAATTTTCATCAGGCTTAGAATTTATAATTTTAACTACTTCATCAAGTCTTTCAATTTTAGTTAAACGTAACTCTTGATTAAAATTAGTTGCAGAAATTATAGCATCATTAAATAAACTTCCATTATTTCTTTTAGAAGTAACTATTTGATTTTCTATTAAATTTAATTTCGGCAAATCATATCCATTCATTTCAAACCCAATATCCTGAGGTTTATTTAACATGATAGACCATGAGCCAACAAACTGATAAAATAATTTAACAGCATGACCTTTCAATCTCCATTTTGCTGTTTCACCACCATCATGAACAAAATACATAGCAAGCATTTCATTTCTGTTCATTACGTCTAAAAATTCTGAATGATTACCTAATTCCATTGGATCATTAGGTGATGGAGTAGCAGTACAAGCAAGTTTATATGGAGTTTTTTTAAAAAAATCAATAATTAATTTTTTTGTTGATCCTTCATAATTTTTTAATATACTGCTTTCATCTAAAACAACTGCACTATAAATATTAAAATCAATATTTTCTAATTGCTCATAATTATTTACATGAATGCTATCCATATTAATTCCAAACTTAATCCCTTCTTGCTTTGTCTGCGCAACAACAGCTAAGGGAGCAAGTATAAGAACTGGCTTATTAGTATGTTTATTTACTTGATTTGCCCATTCTAACTGCATCAATGTCTTACCTAATCCACAATCTGCAAATATTGCATATTTACCTGCTTTTAATGCTCTTTTCACTATAAATTTTTGAAAAGGAAACATTAAACTATTTAATTGTTTTTCATCCACTTCAAATCCACTTTGAATGTGTTGTTTTTGTTTTTTCTCAAGAAAATTGAGATAATCGTTGTTTGTTTTCATTTTTGTTGTTTTTTATTTGTTGTTTTAAAAAGGTAAATCGTAATTATTTTCAAAAGGATTGCCACTAACTATTAATTCACTTTGCTGATATTGAATCCATGAGTCAGCATTGTAGCCATATCCAGCATTCTCATAATACCTTCCACTTGCATTATGATAAAGAAAATCGGAATAACCCACTTTTCCCCAATGGTTAAACTTTACTTTCTGAATATGAACAGTAGTAAGATTATCAATAAAATCACGATAAACTGTCAATCCATTATCAGTCTTATTAAAAAAGTTTGCTGATCCTGAAATGTTATAAAGATTCGGAACTTCATACTTACCAGTTTGTTTATCTTTCATGATCTTAGTTGGATGCGCCACTAAAAAACAATGCAATTTATAATTTTCGCAGAACATTCCAAGTTTATCCATGCTTTCACCAATGTACTTCGTTTCACTTTGTCCATATTTATGTTCAAGTTTATTCCATGCATCAATTACAAAACTATCCAAACCAAATCTAAATTTCAAACTCTTTACGTGATTAAGTATTGAATCCAAAGTAAAATCTTTTTCAGGCTTTACAAACCAAACTTTATTATTCAATGCTTCCTTTACTTGCCTTAGTTCTTGCATACTCATTTTATCTTTGCCCTCAAATGATTTACCTAACACTTTACGAGCAAGTTTGCTAAAATGCAATTCAGTCGGTTTATTCTCAGGTGAATAATAAGCATTTCGCCAACCATGTTTAAAATGCAGTCTTAAAATTATTTCATCTAAAAAGTCAGATTTACCATGTCCAGGTATGCCAGTAATGGTTGTAATATATCCGGGTACAAAAGTTAAATGATTATCAAAGTTTGGATGCCCTATCTTTAATCCAGGTTCAAGACCATTGATGTAAATATCATCGATTTCGTTTTCAATATCTTTAACTGTAAATAATCCTTCAAGTGGAAACTCTTTTGGTTGACTTACTGATTCAATAATACCTTGAATGCCATACTTTTGCAGACATTCATTAGCATCCTTACAATCTTTGAACTCAATGTACTTGCATCGTTCTTTACCAAGTCTTTCAGCTATTTCATCACGTAATCTTCTTCCTGCATTATCGTTATCAAAGCAAAGGTAAAATTCAGGTACGTTCATAAACTTATCAGCAACCTCATCCAAATATTCCAAATTATTGTTTTTTAGGTTCGCTCCGTTTGGAACGCTTAAAACGTTTTTATAGCCACTTTGATACAAAGATAGTAGGTCAACCTCACCTTCGCATAGAAACGCTTTTAAATCGCTTTTAAATGCGTTTAAACCATAAAATATAAGCTGGGAACCCTTGTGTAGTTTAAAATTCTTTGCGCCATCACGATATTTAACATTTATCAGTTCGTTTTGGTCATTGAAATAATTGAATTGAATCGTGTTGACTTCTTTGCCAATTTGCGGCATAAATTCCAAACCCTCGCTAATCTTCCAAAACTTTAATGTTTCTTGACTGATACATCTGCCTTCAAACCACTTTACAACTTGATTGCTTAACTCTGTTTTGTTTTTCCATTCAGGTTTAACATAAATCTTTTTTTCAATTGGTTCTGACTTTAAGAATCCGTTCCATCCGCAATGGTGACAATGCCAAACTGATTTATCTAAATTAACACTTAAACACTTGATATTCTTTTTCTTACGTTCAGGTGAACACTTTGGGCAAATAGTTGTTATCTCGCCACTATGCTTATGCGCCGGGATTGTAATTCCGTATTCTGAAAATGTCATAATACAAGTTTTGATTTAACTGGTTGAACATTATTTTTCTCCCAAGTATGCACAGCAGCTTTCCAGTTTTTCATTGAGTTCTTGCCTACTTTCCAACCATTCGATTCATAGTAGTTAAAAAACTTTTCGGCATCAACACCTCGATTTCTTTCAGCACAATATTGCCGAACCTCATCCAAAGTTGGTTTTAAATTTTTTGATACCTTATTCTTTTTATTAATTACATTATCATTTATAGTTTCAGTTTCAGTTTCAGTTCCCATATGGTTACCCATATGCTCCTTCATATGCTTTGCATATGCATTCTTTCTGCGACTTTCTGTGTATTTTGAGCGTCTAATTGATTCATTAAACATTCTTTCATTAAAAAAATACCCATCTTCGTTTTTAAACTTGCAATACACATCCTCAACATATGTTTTGCATATGCTTAGCATATCCTTTTCATTTAACTTACCTTTTTGATGTTGTATACAAAGCAATCTAATGTACATGCCAACGTGTTCATTACTCATTGTAAATGTGCCACTTAGAAAATCTGAAGTGTAAAATAAAACAGCAGGATCTTTCATGGCTTATATGTATTATAAATCCTAAACCTTTTACTAGTTGGCGGTTTAAGTATACCACAAATCCAATTTTCTAAATGAAAATCGTAAACTAAATACGTGGTTATCTTCCACGATTTCGAAACATTGATACATTCATCAATTGCTTCATCAAAGTTTTTGTAAATCATAAATAAATAAAACCAGCCAACAAAGGACAACCCGACTGCAGAAGTTTATTAAAAACTGCATTTGGCAATGTTGGACTGGTAATATTTTTAATGTGTTTCATCAGGTTGTCGGATGCAAATGTAATAAAATATTTTTATCTACAAAACATTTAAAAAAATTATTTTTTTGCATATTTTATTTTTTTGTTTAAGTTTGCAATATAGCCAAAACAAACATTTATAAAAAAGGAAATTATGCCGATACCTAAACCTAAAGCCAATCAAACTGAAAATGAATATGTTAGCGAGTGCATTGCGTTTTTAGTTGGTGAAGGAAAAGACAAAGAACAGGCTGCTGCTATATGTTACGATAATTGGAAGGAATCGAAAATGGAAAAAACTAAAGTAATAACCATTACTTCAAAGTTTGAAAAGACTTACAATGATTATCCAAAGGCAGCGACCGAGAATGCAAAGATAGCTTTGAGATGGGCAGAGGAAAACGGATGGGGTAGTTGCGGAACTGCTGTTGGTAAGGCAAGAGCCAATCAACTGGCCAAAGGTGAGTCAATAAGCAGAGATACTATTTCTAGGATGGCTGCATTTGAAAGACACAGGCAGAACTCACAAAAAGAACTTGGCGATGGATGTGGAAGATTGATGTGGTTAGCATGGGGTGGAGATGAAGGGATTGAATGGGCACAAAGAAAGTTAGAACAAATAGACAAACAACAATAAATGAAACACGAAGCAACAACACAAGAGTTAGATTGTATTGATCATTATCAAAAGAATCTAATTAGATTACTAAACATGCCTGAAGATAAGCACATGAAGATAATGGTAAAAGATGGTGCATGTCCTAAGTTAATCAAATCAAGAATCCAAAGCATCAGAAGTTTATTAACTGCTGAGGTAAGAACAATTGAAAAGTGGAGAAAGAATAAACCATTAAATTAATTATTCGTGCGGTGAATGAATCAATTGTTAGCCGACTTTATGCGGATAATAAATTTCGGAATCTTACAAGAAGCATCTGCACTAAGTACGGTAAAGATTATGCAGAAGATTTACATTCAGAAATAGTAATAAGAATAATTGAAAAAGGAGATGACCTTACACAAATCAATGACTTGTTTCACTACTTCTTTGCATTTGCTCACCGGACCATTAATGAATATAAGACTGCAAAAAAATACGGATATAACTTTAACCGAATTGATGGAGGCAAGTTTAATCAGTTTACTGCATCAGCTACGGTTAACTTTAAATATGAGTTGCTTCCAAGTGATAAACTTTATTTGTTGCTGGAACCATCAGAAAAAGACACATTCCGCGATGATTACAAAAAGAAACTATTCAAGATATATTTGGAGGAAGGCAATTACCGGGCAGTCGCTAAGTCAACCAAGATACCTTTACGCAATGTATCAGAAACACTTCAAGAATTTAAACGAGAACTTTTAAAACAAATAGATGAATATACTTCTAGTAATAACCGATAACACAGGACTTCAATACCACAGGCAAATAAGTCCGCATATAGTTTTGGATGATGTAACTGGTGGCAATGCTATCAATGTAACTTCGACAAAGAACTTTGATATATATCCCGATGAAAAACTAAAGGATCAGCAGATAGTAATATTTTTACGAGCAATCTCAATGACTAGAAATAGTGCTGAGGTTGTAAGGCGATGTCATAGGAATGGATGCAAAGTAATACTTGACATTGATGATTACTGGAACTTACCAAGTGATCATGGCATGTATAAATATCGACCACCATTCTTTGAGATAAATACAGTTGAAGCTATTGAGGCAGTTGATTTGGTTACTACTACGACTAAGTTCTTTGCAAAGATTATCAGACCGTTTAACCGAAATGTGACCATGCTTCCAAACTGTATCGATATGAAGCAGGAGCAATGGACTACAAAAAAGACTCAATCAGAAACTGTAAGGTTTGGATGGGTTGGTGGTGTATGGCATAAACAAGACATTGAGTTGATGGAAGATTCGATTAATTATCTTTATTCAGATAGGCAGTTGGATAAATACAATATTTGCTTAGGTGGTTGGAACGATAACGATGAATATCGAAGTATTGAAAATGTCATGGCATCGAGAGGCAGAAGTGGTGAAAGATATTTAAGAATAACTGGAACAGACCACAATCACTACGGTCAAATATATGATTACATTGATGTGGCATTGATACCACTTAGAAATAATATGTTTAATAATTGCAAGTCACCATTGAAGTTAATTGAGGCAGGTGCTAAGGGATGCGCTGCAATTGCATCAAACATTGAACCATACAATGTATTTCCGGATAACACGTTTTACAAAATTGAAGGATACGATAATAAAAAAGGTTGGTACAAGGCAATAAAGAATTTACTTAAGAATCCAAGACAGCGTGAGGATCTTGCAAGTAATTTAAAAGAGTATTGTGAAAAAGAATTTGATGCGAAGGAATGGGCACTAACAAGATATCAAGTATATTTGAATCTGCTTAAATGAACGTAGGCATTGGCATAACAACTACACCGAATCGGGAAAACCGATTGAATGAATGTTTGGCGAATATTCGTAAGAATACTAAGGCAGCTAATCTTTATGTTCACAATGATAAACATTTTAAAGGTGTAGCTTATTCAAAGAATATGTGCCTATATAATTTGAGGCATAATAGTTATATCTTTTTATTTGATGATGATTGTTTTCCTGTACACAAAGATTGGTTGGAGTACATGATAGATTGCTTTGATTACACAGGCGAGAATCATTTTCTTTACATGAACGAATTGCATCAACAGTTGGATACTAGAACTCATGTTGGAATTAGAACATATAAAGAATGCGGTGGAGTATTTATGGCGTTAACTGGGTTAGCATTAAGTACAATTGGTTACATGGATAAAGAATATTCGGGATGGGGATTCGAGCATGCAGGATGGAGTAATCGAATTCACAAATGTGGATTGAATAGTGCGCCTTACTTAATGCCTGAAAAATTGACCGAGTACTTATTTGCTTACGATTATGGTCGCAAAAAGATTGAATCTAGTGTAAGTGATTTCCAAAAGCAAAGTAACTATCAACATAACTTTAAAGTGTTTCAGAGAGAATTGACTGAGCATTCATATTTTAAACCGTTTAAACCATGATAAGATTATTCATAAACTTTTTCGCAGTAATTGGATTATTCAATACAATAACATTGCTAATCTTTTTTGCAAGCAAGTATATTAAATTTAAAAAGAAGAAACATGACAATAATGTTCAAAGCAACAAGCAGGAGCAGACCACATCGGTTGAAAAAAACGATTGACAGTATCGTTAACAATGTGAGTGCTGAATGTGATTACTTCATTCAAATAAGTCTTGATGAAGATGATCCAACTCTTGCTGAATATTTTAATTTGATTAGTCCTACACATGAAAAAATAGTTGGTACATCAAAGAATAAGATTGATGCAATAAACAGAGATATGGATTTAGTAGACCAATGGTGGGATATTTTAGTGAACGTGTCAGATGATCAAGTGTTTATTGAACCTAATTTTGATTTAGACATATTAAAGGCATTTGAACAAAATAACGATTTATTTGTACATTTCCCGGATGGCAATCAAGGTGACCTTGCAACCATGAGTATTATTGGTCGCAAGTATTATCTGCGTGATGGGTTTATATATCATCCAAGTTACGAATCGGTTTATTGCGATAACGAAGCTCAAGATGTTGCCAAGCTTAGAGGTTGCTATAAGTTAGTAAACAAACATATCTTCAACCATGAACACCCAGCATGGGGCAAAGGACAAATGGATGCACAGTATGCCAAGACTGACCATTATTCAGTTTATGCTAAGGATAGAGAAACGTATATTACAAGAGCAGCTAAAAATTTTTACTTATGACATTATTATCTATTTTAATTTGTAGCATACCAAAAAGAAAATCAATGCTTGATAGATTGCTTAGTCAAATTGATTTATATTCAAAAGAATATTTTAAATTGAATGAACTTGAATTGATTATTGATGACAGCACTGATGTCAATATAGGTTTTAAAAGAAATAGGTTATTGGATATTTCAAATGGAAAATACATTGCATTCATTGATGATGATGATTCAATAACTGAAAGTTATTTTAAAGAGATACGCAAAGGTATAGATGCTGACTTTGACTGTTGTTCACTTCGTGGTGTCATAACTTGGAATGGTAGAAATCCTGAACTGTTTGAACATTCGATTAAGTATAATGCATGGAACACTACAAACAACGAAATAAAATACGAGAGGTTTCCGAACCATTTAAACTGCATAAAATCGGAAATAGCAAAGCAAATTGATTTTCCTGAATTGAATCATGGTGAAGATAAAGACTGGTCTTATAAACTAAATGAAACAGGACTTATAAAAACTGAACACTTTATTGATGAAGTAATTTATAACTATCAATACATTGAACATAAATGAATTTAGCTGCTGTAATGGTTGAAACTAGGGATTATCCCGACATCAACGAAATAATAAAAAGGCATTTGGATAAGTTACCTAAATATACTAAACTATACTTTTTTGGAAGTAAACAAAATAATGATAGAATTAAATATCCGCATAAGTTTAAAGAAGTTGAAATAAGTACTGGGTTAGACTATTGTTACTTAGTTACAAAAGTTGATTTTTGGAATGAAATAGAAGAAGAAAATATTTTAATATTTCAAAGAGATTCAGGTATTATTGGTGGTAACATTGAGGACTTTTATGAGTATGATTATGTTGGAAGTCCATTAAAAGGAGAACCATTATTTGTTTATAATGGTGGTTTATCATTTAGACATAAATCAGTTATGATTGACATATGTAAAAAATATACATATAAGAATCCTGAAGAAGGTCATGAGGATGGATTCTTTTCTCATAGAGTTGAAGAACATTATAAAAAAACACCAAGAGAGGTTGCCGAAAGATTTTCAGTTGAAAACATATTTAGACTCGGAACTTTTGGTTATCATCAGATTGAAACAGGTTTAACACCTGAACAAGTAAACCAAATAAAAAATCAAAAATATGAATGACATTTTAGAAATAATAAATAAAAATAATATTAATGGATTTCATCTAAAAGGTGGAACTGATAAGGCAGATACTCATTCTTATGATGTTTTTTATTCTACTTTATTTAGCGAATTAAGAAACACAAATGGAACACTATTAGAGATAGGTACTTACAATGGCGGTTCTTCTTTACTATGGCATGAGTATTTTAAAAATTTTAAAATTGTAATGACTGATGTGCAAAATAATATTGCTGAAAATGTACTATTAAAATTAGAAAAAGAAAGACATGAAATTATAATACATGATGCTTATAAAAAAAATAATGTAAAAAAATTAAAAGAAAAGTATTTAGAAGGATTTGATATAATTATTGAAGATGGTGCTCATACTTTAGAAACTCAAATATTTACTATTAAAGAATATTTTAAAATATTAAAAAAAGGTGGTATTTTAATTATTGAGGACATTCAAAGTTATGACGACGCACAAGTGCTTTTAAATATAAATTTAAGATGTAAGAGTAAAGAAATAATTGATTTAAGAAAAAATAAAAATAGATATGATGATTTATTAATTGTTATAAAAAAATGACCGACATATACATCATAATAGCCTCAGTAACATGGGCGCATTTGACTGGAATACCTCAAAGGTTTAAATGGGCATTCAAAAAGAAAAGCATTAAACCATTTGATTGTGAATTGTGCTTATCGTTTTGGGGAGTAGCTGCGCATTCTTACTTTGTGTCATGTGAATCTTTATGGTTTGCAATTTGCAAAGGACTTGTTGCAGGATTTGTTTCTGTTTTGGTTTATCATTTCCTAAGATTAATTAAAATAATATGACAATAGAACAACGCAAAAGATTAGAATCATTCAAGCATCCATTGTTGGTTTATGATAAGTACAAATCAATCATGCCGACAAATGAAACTATTAGGCAGATGCGACAGCTTTACCATGACATCGGACACCCACCAACTGGAAATTGTGGTGGTTGTATTCCTATGATAATTGAAACATTAGTAGACCATTTAAAAGAGGAGGGATTATATGAATGAATATCCGGCTGAGATGAAACAAAATATGATTAAGGCTTTAGAACTTAATCTTGGAAACGTATCACTTGCTTGTAAGGCAATGAACATTGTAAGATATACGCATTACAAATGGATGAAGGAAGATCCTGAATATAGGAAAGCAGTTAAGGATATGGAGAATGCAGCGTTAGATTTTGCTGAGAGTGCATTGATGAAACAAATAGCAAAAGGAAATCCATTATCGACAATATTCTTTTTAAAGTGCAAAGGAAAAAAGAGGGGTTATATTGAGCAAAACAATTTAGAAATAAAAGGAAACATGGTTTTCCGCGCGGACTTTGGCAAAGGCGATACTATACATACCACACAAGAATCAGAAGAAAATCCACGACTCGATCAATAATGGTCCTGAGAAGTATTACATTCTGAATATTGGAAGACAGTTTGGTAAGACCTTACTTGCTACCAATCAGCTATTATATTGGGCATTAAACAATAAGAATGTTAAGTGTGCATGGGTTTCACCTACCTATAAGCAAAGCAAGAAAGTATTTGATGAAATGTATAAAGCATTTCAAAAAAGACCTGAAATTTATAGGACAGTCAACCGAAGTGAATTATTGTTGGAATATGCTTCAGGTTCTACGATTCAATTCTTTAGTGCTGAGAGATACGATAATATTCGTGGATTTACTTTTGAGTATTTGGTTGGTGATGAGTTTGCTTTTATGAGTGAGCAGGCATGGACTGAAGTATTAAGGGCAACCGTACTTGTTAAAGGTCGCAAGGTACTTTTAATATCAACACCTAAAGGAAGGAATCATTTCTATAAGCTTCATCAAATGGATGGATATAATCCGCAGTATAAAAGCTTTACAATGACTTCTTATGACAATCCGATAATTATCCCATCTGAGATTGACGATGCTAGGCAAACACTACCTGACCATGTATTTAGGCAGGAATATCTAGCTGAGTTTATTGATGGTGGTGCAGGGATGTTTAAGGATGTGCAGATAAACAATACTCCCGAAATGACCGGAAGATATTACGCAGGAATAGATGTTGGAAGGGCGGATGATTATACGGTACTTACTATAATTAACAATAAGTCAGAGATGGTTTATTGTGATAGGTGGAGGCAAATGGACTGGACAGAAATTGTCCAAAAGATAAAAGAGCAGTTACTTAAATATAACCCGGATACACTTATCGAGGTTAACTCAGTTGGTGATGCTGTGTTCGAAATGTTGCGTAACGAGATACCATCAGTATATATTTCGCCATTTATAACAACAAGTAAGAGTAAACAGGATATAATTGAAAATCTAATAGTGGCAAACCAAGATAAAAGTTTAAAGGTACTTCAAAACGAATGGCTATTAAAAGAACTTGAAGTTTTCAGTTATGAATATAATCCAAAGACTCGAAGCGTGAAATATTCTGCACCATTCGGTTTTCATGATGATGGCGTAATGAGTTTGGCAATTGCTTATCAAAGTTATAGGCAAGCTGAGAAAGTTTATTTAAATTCGAGTTTTAGATAAAAAATAGGGTACAAAACAAAACAATATAACACTTTATAATTATGAAAGGTAAATTACCTAAAAGCTGGGATGATGTCACTTTAAGGCATTTAATTGAAATTGAGAATATCAGAAATGATAAGTCAATTGATAAAGAGCCTTATGCAGATTTGACTCGTAACTTACTGATGCTTAGTTTATTTACTGGTATTCCTTATGGGTTTTATGAGGAAATGCCAATGAATGAACTAAAGGAAGATATTAAGAGTATTGATTTTTTAAAAACAATGCCATCTGATCAGCCTAGAAAAAAGTTTAAATGCGGTGGTTACAGTTGGAAAGTAAACTTTGACATTAACGAACTATCAGCAACTGATTTCATTGAACATTATGAGTTGACAAAGGACAGCACTAAGGTTATTGAAAATAGTAATCGAATTATGGCTTTATATTGT